TGCACCAACAGCACCACCAAGTAACCAAGCACCCTTACCCCATTTACCACCAGTTAAGAATTTTTTCCTCTTAGTTAATTGTGCCTTTACTAATTTTGTTTTGATGGCAAGCATCTTGCCAACATTTGCCACAGATCTTAAAAGTTTAACTGGATTAGCTAAGAACTTGATGGCCAAAAATCCAGCAGCAAACTTAATCCAAAGTTTAGTAAACGATGTTATCTTTTTCCAAACACTAGTTTTACCACTCAGAACATCATGCAGTTCATTAAAAGCATGAACAACTTGACTACCAAGAAATTCAGTAATACCTTTTAGGACTTTCCAAGTAGTCTCAAGTATCTTTTCTAATTTCTTTTTATTTGCTGGATTTGATAACCAATTCAATATTGGTCTAATAATGAATATCTTAAGTAAACTTCCAAAGAAGGAAAGCATACTTTCTAAAAATCCCTTAACTTTATATGCTTTTATATTAAGCATTAAAGATTTAAATGGATTCCCTTTCTGCTTTGTATATTTTGGTTTAAATTTTTGTTTTGATGCTTTAATATCTTCATTTAATCGATGAAGAGCAATATTCTTTAAAGCAACTACAGTTGAGGCAATACCATTAATGGTACGACCCATATTGTTTAGTGCCTGAGTCTGTACATTAAGACTTTTAGCGACTGGATCAACATCTCCACCAGAATCTGAGTTCGTATTTACGAACTTGTACATATTAATCTTAGTAGATTTTGATATAGTCATTAATACACTATCTCCACCATTCTATTTATTTACCAAATCCTAAACGACTTAGGAGTCCACCAGATCCACTGGAACCGCCTCCTCCACCGCCTGACTGAACTCCAACTGGTGTTGGAAGTGCCATAAGTTTTTGAATGACAACAGGGAAACTAACAACAGATATACTTCCAATCTCCTGCATAATTTTTTGCTTCTCTGATTCACCACCCTCTCTTAACATTTGTAGAGTATCAATGACACCAAACATTTCAGGACTTACACCCATTTCACTAGCAAGATCTATCATACCTTGTTCAAAGTTACCTCCGACCATACCAAGAGCTGCTTTAACAAGTCCACCATAACCATGCTTCTCTGCCATACCAGTAATAAAACCAGCAGCAGAGAAATCACCTGTTAATAGACTTGAAATTCCAACAACATCACCGAGACCCATATTCTGTAGGGTTGGTCCTAAGCCTGGTATGGCTCCAAGGACACCTCCGAGTCCCATTTCATCTACACGATTACCAAGGTTGGCTAAGGTAGCACCTAAAGATGTACCATCAATAGCAGCATTAAATGCGGCACCATAGTTACCAGAGAGTATACCCACACCAATCTTACCCATCTTAGTACTCAAGAATCCACCTGGTCCATTCATGTTGGCCATAAAGTTACCAAACTTACTGAACCTCATATTTGTCATCCACTTAGGCATTGATATCGCATTAACAGTATTAATACTACTAAATGCCCCAGATAGACTCATTATGGCACCCAGTGGGTCACCACTTGCCAATGCCATAACAGCATTAATACCTTTTAATACTGGTCCTAACCAAGCAACAGCAGGGAACATTACTGGTAATGCCATCATCAAGATTTGTCCTAATGGACCACCCATGACATCTTTCACAGTATTAATAACTCCACCAACAAAACTACCAATACCTTTAAATACACTACCAATACCTTTACCAATACCTTTAAGAAAACCACCAATAAAGAATGATGGTATTTTTCCACCACGTTCCCACGGCTTCCACCAAGGTTTACTCTTAGTAACTGGTTGGTCAGCAGAAGAACCAGTACTATGCCTAGATGTTGTATCTTTGTGTGTAGAACCTATACCAAATGAACCTTCAGGAACACTATATCCATACTTTTTAACATCCCTCCTGACCATCTTGTCAGTTTGAGACTTATTCCTAAAGAGTTTTAAGAATCCCCAACCTCTACCACCTGTCTTATCTTTTTGATAGTCAGATTCCTCTTTGGAAATACTAGATCCAGAACCTTCTGCTTCAGTTATATGCTTTGCCTTATCTGCCTCTTTCTCAGCACCAATCCATTTATTAATACCATCAAATGCTTTACCTATCTCCTGTTTGGCACCTGTTACTAGACTCTTAGTAGTTCCTAAAGCACCACCGAACATATTAGCCATACCTGGAATTGCCTTAGTTCTCTCCCATTCCATTACAGATTCACCTATACCACCAGGAATAATCCTAGAAAGTAGGTATAGATCTAATGCCATACCAGCTGGTATTAATCCTTGTGCACCTGGTACTAGATAACCAGCCAACTCTGCTCCACCAGCAAGAGACTCTAATACACCACCAACATTATCACCATTCTTAAACGAATCAACAGCAAAGTAAAAATTGACAAGAGCACCCAAAAGAGGTATATCCTTTAACCTTGAAGCACCCACTTTCTTTGCTCCTGCACCTCTAACCAGCTTACCAATAGGAGAATTCTTAACTGCATTATTAAACGGTTTGCTTATATTTTCAGCTGTTTGTTTAATAGGTTTAACCTTTTTCCATACAGGTTCAAGGAACCTCTTGGAAACTGCATCCATACCCTTCTTGGGGATTTTACTTAGATAATCCCAACCATTAGTACCCCACTTTCCTATTTTGTTGACACCACCAGTTACCCCATTAACTGTCTTCTTCCACCTAGTATTCATCCACTTACCGAAGGCGTTTTCCTTCATTGGTACAGGAACACGGAAATCTTTAAAATCTAATTTCTTTAATAAATTACCAAACTTACTACCCTTTCCAAAAAACTTCTTAAGAGTTTGAGAAACTGTTTTTCCAGCCTCAAATGCCTTACCACCCTTCTTAGATCCAGATGCTATATGGGGAAATAATGTATTGGTAGTCTTAGCAATATCTGCTGCATTCGTTACACCCTTAAAACCCTTTTTAAAATTATTAAATTGCTTCCCAATGAACCTAATCGGTTTCATTATGGGTTTGCCAAACTTCTTGATGGTACTAACCATCTTCTTAAGACGTTTACTCTCCTTAAGGGCATTAAATCCCTTCTTAATTCGTTTACCCCAAAGTCTCTTTAATCCCCCTATCCTCAACTTTGGCAATCGCCAATTCATTATAAAGTCAAGTAACCCTACAATATCAGTTACTGCTGCAAACGGATTGAGCAACCATCGCATCATGGTAAGCCCAAACATGAGCTTACCTAACCCACGTACTCTATCAAAGAATGAATCCTTACCGTCTTTACCTCCAGCCCCCATGAGATCTGAGAGTCCATCAAGAATATTATCCTTTACAATCCAAGATACAAATGAATATAATTTCTTTACAACAAAGACAAACTTCTTTAAAAATGTTTTTAACGCTGTTTTATTCTTCGGATCTTCCAACCAATTAAGAATACTCTTAATGACTGTAAGTTTAATTAACCATCCAAAGAATTCTACTATGGGTCTAAGGAACCCATTTAACCAACCTAATTTATTTTTCGCTAAACCCTTTTGTTTACCATCGGGTTTAACTTTACCACCTTTTTGGAACGACTTATCTAATTCTGCTGCTTCCTCTGCTTCAGCATCCCTTTCTCTTTGTTCTGCTCTTCGTTGTGCCTGTTCTGCTAGTATTCTATTTGCTGCACTCTTGACAGCAATCTGTCTCATATCCCATACAACGTTACCTATACTAGCAACACTATTACCTATTCTATTGGTAGCAGTAATAGATTTTCTTGCAGCAAAAAGTGCTGGTGTAATTTTACCCTTTACTCCAGCATTTACAAACTTATGTGTAAACTTATTTGCCACTATTATTTACGTTGTTGGTTGACTCGCTCTTCCTCCATTCGTTTATTTTCTTCTTTAAGATAGTTCATTAAGAGATTCATATAGATCTCTTTCTCGAATGGTATTAAATTATCAATATAGTCACATGACCACTTATGGTGGTGCATTAGAGCAAAATTAACCTCGTAGAAGCTTTGTAACGTCTGATGGAGTAGAGCTATCCGAAAAAAGCTGATAAACCTTCCAGAGTTATATCACTTATAACTTTCGTCTTAGGATTAGTCACCTTAACAGTATGAGAGAGTTTAGGCATACTATCAAAGAAATCTTGGACTTCTTGGAACTGCTTACTACTCAATTGGTCGAAAAATTCCACCAATTCCTCTTTAGGTGTATCCATAGCATCATATACCTGTTCTTCATCAGCAATCTGCTTTACACAACTTGCTGCCATTTCAAATACAGAATCTACAGTAGGTTCTTCATCTTGGAAATTCATTTGAACGAATGTATCTAAACTAGGGTAACCCATAGTTAATATGACATCTGTGCCCAATTTAATTTCTTTTTTGTGCTTCTTATCTTTCTTAACCTTAATTTCATTTAAAGGTATCTTAACAGGAACTTCCGTTACTCCATCATCAGGACATGTTACATTGACTTCAACAGCCTCACCAACTGATTTGGTACGGATCTGTAGGAAGACAAATTCAATGTCAAAAGTTGGAAGATCGTCGATATCATGAATGTCAGTACATTCTACAATAATGTTTTTAATTGCACCAACAATATCTTCTTGACTGCCTGTCTCAGTTGCTAGGAGTAGCAATTTCTCTTCTTTTACAAGAAAAGGTCTAAAGTTCACTGTTCTGCCATCAGACGGCAGTTTCATTTTGTACTTAGGTACATTTAATTTAGGTAATGGCATAGTGTTTTCAATTCATAAAATTATTTATGGAAGTTCTCAGAACCACCACCTTTCCAAGGACTATGTTTTTCAACCGCTAAACGGTATGCCATTTGGTGTGGTGTTTCTGGTTTCTCTTCCTCTTGGGGTTCTACCGAACATGGTGGATCATAATTATCGGGATTAGGGTCAGGTTTTGCCATAGGCCAGTTATCGTAAGGGTGGGGTACATCATCAAACCACGTATCTAGTGGTAATCTATGTAGTACTTTCATTTTACCATATTCCGAGTGATTTTTGTGTAGCATCTACAGAAGCAAAGATCTGTTGAGCATCGACAAGTGGATCATAATAATCATCATCTCTTGAACCTAGTCCAGGAATAGAAATCTGAGTTCTTACTCCTGGTTCATCAAACTCTGCTGCTGTATAGAATCTATAACGTTCAAAGAAAAATCCTACCGTAAACGTCATAGGACGGTTTGCTTGGTTATTCAACTGAGTTGAACCTAGATTATAAGGAAATGCCTGTTGCATCTCCCAACTTGCAGTCAATTTATAATTAAATGCTTTTTGTGGATGTCTATCATTAGGATTCCATCCTTCTATCCTCTCATTTGCATTTCTTGTTTCAAATGTTCGAGGTTCTTCACGTTGTCCACCTTTCTCCCATTTAAAAATCATCATTCTAGGAGCATTATAATAATCATAATAATCACTATACTGATTAGCATCAGGAGCCATTAGTGATATCCACCTTTCAAAAAAGTTTCTACTATGTTGGGATTTGGGTGTAATAAAAGTTGCAGAGACCTGACTGAAAGCAGATCCAGTAGCATATTTAGTTGCAGTACCTATATTAACAAGTGAACCAGTTGTAACCTGTTTACTTGGTGTACTAATAGTTTGACAATAAAAATTTAAGCACTTACCCAACATTCCCCCTTTACCACCTGAACCAGGCATGAATGTTGAATCTTGATATCCAATAGTATCTGATATTACATGACCGTTGACACCATCACGTGCAGTCCAGTTTTTTAAGATTGCTGGTGGTACGATATGTATCGAAAATAAATTAGTAGACGCTGGAGAATAATCTTTATCCTTTAAAGCAAAGGACATGAACTCCTGTAAACTTGGGTATGCTGCCCTAGCTTGTTGTTTATGTGGTATATCTGAACGCCAAGGCATTATACTCTAAGCTCCTTTTCTGTAATGATCATGAACTCCATATTATAATCTTTGCAAAACTCAGTTGCTGCTTTCCACTTCGCATTATTGACACTCCAAGTGACAACTTCATTAATATATTTTTTAGTAACCCTTTTCTGTGTTTTAGGTTCCTTAGTCTGTCTAAGTGGTTTAACCTCTACTATAAATTTCTTTCCATTAGATTTAACATAAAAATCTGGAAAGTATCTATGACGTTTACCATCAACAGGTGAAATATAAGGTATAATTACTTCTTCACTACCCCATTCGGTAATAGAAGAATTAGCATCACAGAATTTCATAAACTTAAGTTCCCACCCTGAGCGATAGACTATATTATGATAATCACCCTTATACTTATTAGGTTTTTTAGGAAAGTACTTTCCTCGCTTATAACGCATAAATAAATACAGGTCACGTTAATATTTAGGTAGTTAAGTTGTCAATTTTCAGATACCCTTACCGAGCTCCTGTAACGCATGGTGAACGCCATAGAGATGCTGATGGTGCGACCTATGCAATTGACTGGGTTAGGTTTAAAAGTTTCCAAATGTCATTTCAAGATGACAACGCTGCATTCTATGGTGGTAATATAGGTGCAGTTAAAGCAGATAGGGTATACGATAATGATACAGTATACCTCAATATACCACCAGCATTATCAACAACATACCAATCAAACTATAGAACCGTAGATCTTGGAGTTGGTGGTATTGCTCTTGCTAATGCAGCAGCAAACGTAGAAGGCGAGATAAATTTTGATAAATTAGCAGAAACAATCCAAATGGCTGCAAAAGCAGCAAACCCTGAATTTGGTGCAAGTGCAATGACACAAGCAGCAAACAGTATTAGTGGATTCTTAGGATTACAAGGTAGTGTTGATATTAACAGTCTAGAGCAAATGACAAAGGGGAGAATATTCAACCCATATACGGAACAAGTCTTCAATAACATGAGTTTCCGTAATCATAATTTCAGTTTTAAAATGCTTGCTAGAAACCCTACAGAAGCAGAGAATATTCATAATATTTGCACATGGTTTAAAATGGGTTCTCACCCAACATTCCAAAGTGGTAAATTAGCAAGAAAGGTACGTCCAAAGAAATCTCAAATAGGTAAAAAAGGAGCAAAATACGAACCATTCGATGAAACTATCAAATCATTGAAAGATCTATTTGGATGGGGTAACAGCGATGATGACCCTTGGACAGGTGGGGGTCAATTAATGACAACTGCCGAAAGTCAGCGTTATTTCCAAGTTCCAAGAAAATTTGATATTCAATTCTGTCGTTTTGACTCTCAAGGAACTCTCGTATCTAGTGATGGTGATTTAGACCGTAATCTACATTTCAAGATATATCCTTCAGTATGCACAAACGTTACAGTGAACTATACTCCTGATAACCAATACAACGCTTTAAAGAGGGCAGGTGGTAATTCACTACTAAATGTACCAGCATTAGTATTGAACATTCAATTCACAGAGACTAAACTACTCACAACCGAAGATATAGAGAAGGGTTACTAAATATGGCATATTTTTCACAATTACCAAATACCTATATTGGGGAAGGTCTTACAGATGACGAAGCATTCAAATATCGTCTTGTCAAAAATATCTTCAGAAGATGTAAAATCAGAGATGATCTTGAAAAGTACACAACTCTATTTGAAACTACATCTATCCCAGATGGAGTTAGACCTTCAGATCTCGCATTAGCAGTACTTGGAAGTGCAGGACTTGATTGGGTAATTCTTATCGTAAATAATATTACAGACGTATATGAACAATGGCCAAAATCCGAATTTGACCTTCAAAACTACGTAATGGAGAAATACCAAGATCCTGATGATATTCACCATTACGAAACTCTTGAAGTTAAATACAATGATGTAGTTTTCGTCAAAAGAGGTATAGAGGTCAATTCTACTTTTAGAGCAGTATTACCAGATGGAACAACTAAGACAACAGACGAATCAATATATCCAGTAAGTAATTATGAGCACGAGTCATATGAAAATGACATGAAGAGACTTATGCGAATACCTACAGGACAATTGACAAATATGATTACTGACGAATTTGCTAATTTGGTTGCATATGAACCACATTCAGAATTAGATGATCAAAACAATAAAAAAACTGTGCTAAATGTAGCACAGCGATTTATAGACACTAGAGGTTATATTAGTGCTAGTGTGAGTAATCAAGTAGAGCTAGGCACAGTAACCTCATACGATAACGGACCAGGTTCATCAACAATTCAGGTTTAACTGAAAAACCTTTTTGACGAAAAAATATGCCGAGTTTTTTTCAGCGTTTCCTGGGAATCAAAGATCGAATAATATATCAGTCTTGCATGGGACTTCCAGTCCTGTACCTTGCATTGACCATCATACTTTCTAGCTCAATAATATAGTTTGTATTGTGCCAACGTGACTCTTTAATCTCATCCATAGCTTGAGATACTTGACACTTGGTCTGTTGGTCTTCATGGGTGAAATAATCGCCTGACATGTGTATTGTGTTGAATCTTACACACTATTTTATAACGAAACCCTCATAAAAGAGGGTTTTTTTATAATGTTTTAAGTTTTCCTTGACAGATGGTAATAATAGCATCCATCACCATGAGCACCGTACATAGGTGCATAAGTTCTTCTATTAATATGAAATTCGTCTTCAATAATCGATTCAAATCTATCAGGAGTGTAACCGTAAACTGGTAACTTACCTTGTGATACATGGAAGATAGGTTCATCAGAATCCTCTCTTCTAGCGAACACTCTGATAAACATTTTACTATTTGATACACCCAATAGAACTCTGTGATATTCTTCTATAATTAAAGTAGTATCTCTTGGATGATTCACATGGAATGCTCCAGCATCAATAAGATAATCAAAACTACCAGTCTTAAAGGGTAGATCTCTTATATCACCATGCACAAAGGTAGCTTCTGGAATCGCTTTAGCGGCTCTATCTACTACAGTCTTTGAAAAATCCAGTCCCACTACTTCACATTTAGTTGCAAGGTACTTGGTATTCCTACCATCAGCACAACCAGCATCTAATACTCTTAATGTACTTGGTACATTATACTCCTTAATAAAATTTACTACAGATAGATCTGGAACATAATCATTCTGTACATCCCAAGGTCCACCATCAGGACGTTGTTGGAAGTATCCATCCCAATCTTCTTGTAAAGTCATAATTGATCCTTCAGATATTTTAAGAGGTCATTCTGTCTGATATCAGACTCCACAATAGCCTTCGTCTTTTCGGCAATGTCGTCCAAGATATTAACGTCAAGACCTGCGAATGGTGGAACGATACCAAGTATGCGAAGTAATCCATCTACAAATAATGCGAGTGCAGTGAATCCAAGTATCATTGATATGATAGTTGCATCACGATTGTGTTTACGCATGGACTCTTCATCTATGCGTCTTGCTTCTTCTAATGCATCAGCGATCATTTGATCTACTTCTGCTTTAGTATAAAAGTTTCCTAGTAATGGTATGTCATGTTTATCCATTAGCCACCATCAATATCACATCCAATGTGACTACCAACTACTGCACCTAATGGGATTGCCCACCAACGTCCATCTCCTTGTGAGATAGCAGCAGCAAGACCACCACCTAATATACCACCAGCAATCTTACCATCACCACATTCATTTCCATCACGTGAAGGTCTTCTAACTGGTCTTGAAGGTGTATGACTTGCATACCCTCCATTACAGGGAATCTCTACCCTGTCTTTAAATGTATCAACATAACCTGGATTGTTGTAAGTGCCTGGTACATACTCCTCTCTGTATACATTCTTGTAACAGATCTCAGACTCTGACCATCCTGGTTGAAAAAAATCTTTCCACCCAGCTTGTGCTGGTGTTGCAGACAAGAAGGGTATCAAAAGTAATGGTGTGAACTTCATAAATCTCCTTTTAATATACTAATTATAACAGCAAAAGGAGGATATGAAGTCCTCCTTGTGCCAGTTTATAATCAGTCCTCCTCTGCTAATGAAGCAAAGTATGACAATGTGTCTTCTTCACCGCTTGCTGGTGCAGCAGCGACTGCTTTCGCTTTGAAATCAGTTACTTCTTTACCCCAGTTAGCAGGTGCTACTTCTTCCTCACTCTCATCAACAACAGGTGCTGTACGTTGTGGAGCCTTACCCAAAACAAGACTCAATCTTGCTTTAAGTTGTTCGTATGACTTAAAGTTCTTAGCAGCTTCAAACTCAGCAAGTGAGTAGGACTGTTTCCAAATCTTTTCTAGTTCATCATCATCTAGTTTAGCTAGAGTAGCAGGTGCAGCGAACTCTGACTTATCATAGTTCCAGTACCCATCAACCTTTCTAATCTTTACCTTGAAGTCTGCACCTTTCCATAGGTTAAATGGATCCAGTGGAGTCTCGTCAGCAAATGCAGGTTGCATTGCTTCTACTAGTTTGTCAAATATCTTCTTACCGTAGCGGTATAAGAAGACTCTTCCTTCGTTCTCTGGATGTGCAGGGTCACTCACAACATAGATGTTAGAATAGTAAGAGAGTTTTCTCTTCTGTGTTCTAGCAGTTGCCTTGTCAGACTCACGACCACTGTTCCATAGTTCCCTGTTCATTTCACCGACAGGATCATCCTTACCTATAGTGGTAAGAGAGTTCTCGATGTACCACTGACCACCAGGTCCTTTGAAGGAGTGTGACCAGATCTTTGCCCAAGGCATGTCCTCTCCATCTGGAGCAGGAAGGAATCGGATAACGGCATAACCGTTTCCTGATTTATCCAACTCAGGTTTCCATAGACGCTCATCAGCACCTGAACTCTGAGGTTGGTTTAGTTTTTCTATCTCTTGTGTCAGTTTACTAAGACTGCTACCAGCAGAGGCAGCTTTCTTTAGTGAAGCAAATGACATAATCGTATTCTCCGTATTGTGTGTATTGGATTGCTACTGTGTAATCGTAGCATACTATTTAGGTTAGGTCAAGCTGTTGTTTTTCAGCGGCCCCTAACGTGTCTACCATAGCATCCATGCAGTCTAAAAGACTTTTATACCCGAATGCTTGAGACAAGGCATCAATCCTTGTTCTCATGTCTGCTGCTTCAGCATCTTCTTTAGCAGCAAGAGACAGTCTGAAATAGAATGTCTTCTGTTTATCAATGAGTACCTTACAACTTTCTATATGCTCTAACCTATCCTCCTTTGACATCGTAGGTACTTTATTAGTCACCGATGCTATCTCTTGGTATGTGTTAAATATATCTTGTAAGTTTTCCTGTACTTGATCTGAACTAAAAAATGTCATAAAGGTAATACTCCTTTTGATGATTGTTTCATATAATTTAATCGTTGAGCTTCACACTTCAACCTTTCTTTGAGAGGTTTAGCTAACAGTTTTGGTACTGTTTCTAATTCAATCTCTTTATCTTGGCAGTATGCTACCACCGCTTCAATATAAGTTATCAATCCATTACTTTCATGTACTAGTCTCTCAATTTCTTGAGAGAATTTAGTAGAAGTTAGGAACTTATCTTCTAAAACGTTTTCTTTAGGCATTAGTTTGTCCCCTAACAAAGTCTTCAATGTAGGATTTGAGTAGTTGTAGATAGTCATCAAGA